GGAAAAACAAGTACAAGGTTGATGGCGGTCGTCACTTAGGTGATCACAACACGTCCTGTGGTAATACTCTTATCCAGGGCTTGGCTATCATGTTTTGCTTGGCATATCACCATGCCACCCTCAACGATGGGGTACTGCCATCATATGTGCAGTTATGCGAAATGTATCATCTTGCCATGTTCGCACTTGGCGATGACAACCTTTTGGTAGCACCTGAAGCTTTCTTGGCTAGTTTGGGCCCTGAAGCCAAGGTCTTGGTCGACTTGCTCCTCCGTCTTGGTCTTGAGCTGGAACCTAAACTTCATGTTGGTCCCAATGCTCGTTACCACGCTACCTTCTGTTCTGCACATTTCTATCCTGTTGAGGGTGGATGTGTGCTTGCCCCTGGTGTGGGCCGTGGTCTTGCCAAGTCCGGATATTACGTTAATCCGCCTGCTGGTGTCGCCGTTGAGCAGTTGCTCCGTGCTGACGCCATTGGAAAACGCCAAGACTGCTGGTTTGTCCCTTTTCTTGGTCCCATGTGGAAGAGAACCCTTGAGTTAACGCAACAGTTCTCAGGGAAGGAGTTCATCTCCAAGGACTTAACCCGCCAGAAGCTTCACAACGCACATGCCTCTAAAACTTTTGAGGCCAACGACCAGACCTATGAAATGGTGGAGGCCGTTTGGGGTTTGACCCGTGCCGATGAGGAGGAGTACAAGAAACTCCTTGATGCTGTGAAGACCTTGCCCTGTATTTGTACCATGACCAAATTTCGTGCCGCTGCCATAGCAGACGGTATGGTTGATGATGTACGTGCAGAGGCCAGCGCGCTAGTGGAGGAGGAGAAGTACCCTGAACCAACCCCCCCACCTGCTGACGCACCTGTGCAGTGGTGTTCCGTCTGTAAGGCCTTGACTGTGTCGGCTTGTACATGTGATGGTAACACTCCTGCCGGTGTGATTACTCGTACTGCCCAGAGTTGGATTGAAAGGTTTCGTTCATTCGTTGCCGGTCAGCCTTCTGTGAAGTACCATCCAGTTTTGGGAGAATCCGATGAGTCACTAGGTGATCACGGAGTTGTCTCCCAGGTCTGGGATTCATAAGGTGATCCTGACCTTTGGCTGAAAGCGGAATTGAGAGTACTCTTCCTTTAGTATCCCAAAGTGTAATGTGGC